CGCCTCTACAGCAGTGTTATTTTATCTCTTATTTATAATATCTTGATACGCATAAGGGTAGTCTGTGCATACTCCAAATGGTTTTTTTGATAGGGTTTCTTCTGGACTCCAGTGTCTTTCTGGCATCACCATTATAGTTAGTTTACCGACAGGTTCTTTTCCAGGATATGCCCAAACATATCTGTAATTCGTTAGTGTATAGTCATCGTCATTGTGCCAGAAACAATGTAGAGCTTGTTCCAGACAAAATTCCATGGTTTCCATTTCTTTACAATGAATCCATAGATGTTGTTTATACTTCTTTAAAAAATTAATGTCGGTTTCATATTGAGCTTCATCATGGCCAAAATATAGTTGTTGATCTTTCATTCTAAGATCAACTTCAACTCCAAACCCCTCACCGATAGCATGAACTATCGCTTCAGGTTTATTTTCAATTGAGGGGTCTGGACCCTTTAAATTAGCTCTATGTGAAATTATAAGCATTTTGATATCTATACTTTGTCTATTTCTACATATTCACCTTTCGGTGTATGCATTAAAGTTTTATTTATGCGAAATTCGTTCCAATTTAATCTCAAATTTCTTATATGTTGTTCACTTATAATGTGAGGACACATCATGTTGGTCTGTTTATACAATTCGGAAATGAAACAAATAATTTTTGTAAAAAACAACATTTGTCCTACACTGCCAACTTGCATCATATCTCCAGTACCTTGACCTAAATGATTTCTGTGAGCAATAGTATAGAAAGTTCCAGGTTGAAAATCTGGAAGATCCTCATGAAAAACCATATCTGGACGCATACGAATAACCAAATCATAATTTGCTTGTAATTGTGCCATATGTTTTTCAAGTAATGCAAATCCTTGGTGCATTTTATAAAACATCGAAAGAATATTTTTTGGACGATGTGCATAATTTTCAAAATATTTTCCACACTGACTGAAATGTTCATTGAAATCATTCCAATATTCTTTAACAAAATATAAAGGTTTATATGTTTCAATAATTTCTTTTTCGTCTATTTCAGGAGCATTATCAAAAATGCCAGTGGAACTTTCTCTATCACCCGGAATCCAATAGGCTTCATCAGACCAAGTATGAATAAAAATATCCGGATTATAACGATCAATAAATTTTTCTTTAAAGTTTGGGAAAACTTGTTTCCAACATCTAAAATGTCCAGTTAATACGATAGCGACTCTCATATTTTATAATTCTCCAAAAAGTAATTTAAATCTTCTGGTGTTCCAATTCCCCACATTCTTTCGATGTGTTTTGTTCTTATCTTTTTACCATCAGCAATTGCCTCATTAAATACTGGGCATACATAAAATTCATTATTCACACGAACATTTTTTTCAATCATTTGTTCCGCATATTTGACGTAATCACTACCTTGTTTCCAATAATATATTCCTACAGTTGCGATGTTTGAGATTGGTTTTTTCTCTGCAACTTCTGAAACGAAACCGTTTTCGTCTAATTTAGCAAAAGACCATTTTGGATGAGTAGCTTCAAATGTAACTATACCACCATCAATGGTGTCAGCAGTAAATGCATATAAACATTCGTTGGAATTCCATTCAACGAATTGATCCGAGTTCGCCATCAATAAAGGTTCACCGTTATTGATAAGTTCTTTTGCAAGTAATGTTGTACATGCAGCACCTTCTGTTATACCATCAACTTGAATTATGTCACAATCCGGAGCAATAAGATTTAATAATTGTTTTAGATTATATTTTTCGTAGTGTTCTTTTTGTACAATAAAAATAAAATGTGCTTCGACATTAAGATTTTCTACAACAACTTGAATCATTGGTTTTCCGCGAACCTCAATTAGAGGTTTCGGAAAAGTATAACCTGCTGCAGCAAATCTACTACCTGCGCCTGCCATCGGTATCAACACATTCATTTTTTTATTTCTCCATGGTATATTTGTTTTTTTAATTCCATTTAATATATCAAGTGCTTCGTCTATTTTATCTTTCGTCAAATCAAAGGAGTCTTTGAGAGGAATTAAATGTGCTCCAGAGTTCAAAGCACCTTCTCTTCCTATATGACTATCTTCAAAGATAACTGTAGTTTTGGGTAATGCATTTAAAACTGTCATGCACTGCCAATACATTTCTGGATATGGCTTGGGTCTCCTAACATCCTCATTACTTACAAAGTAATCTACATATTCTAACACACCAATAGAGATTAAAGCAAGCTTTACCGTTTCACGTATAGAATTACTTGCAACGGCAACTTTTATACCTTGTGATTTTAGGCTACTAAAAAATTCTATTAAGGTTGGATTTTTTGGAAACTGTTTTATTAATTCAAAAGTTGATGTTTGTTTATCTTGCCACACTTGGTCATAGAAACTCGTAGGTAAACCTTTTCTCTCGGTCAACATTTCAAGTTTTCTGGTGGTGTTTAACCCATCATAAACACTGAGGTGTTCTTCACGATCAATTACGTATCGATCATCAACTTTTCTTAGTGCATCATTAAGAGCATGATAATGTAATTCTCTTGATTCAATTAAAACACCATCTAAGTCAAATATAATTAATTTATTTCGCATCACGATGTACCGTATTATGTCTTACTATGCTTTTTCCATTACAAACATATTTGTATCTATGTCTCACTCGGAGAGACCATTCCACATCGTCTGCTTGACCCCAAGTTAATTGTTCATTAAATGGGTTGTCGATAATCAATTGTGTTTTTGCAACAACAAATCCACCAGATTGGTACATATACTGTACATGTGACCAATCATCATAATGTAATGAAGTGTATCTGGGAAATAGTGGTGAATCCCAACAAACCCAATCTGTAAAATGCCTTTTGCCGTTTATTAAATATTGTGGACAAGAACAAATGTCCCAATCATTTCCAAACTCTAAAAAGTTTTTATACCAGTCTTTGTCAAAAACAAAGTAGTCGTGCATCAAAACGATGTTTTGAAAATTTGCGGCGCGAGTCAATAAATTTTTCTTTCTAGCCTGCCAAGATGGTTTAGCAGATTCGTCAAAATAAATGTATCTCTCATATTTTGAACCTTCTTTTTTCTTCTCACCTATAACTAAAACCTGATAATCTCCACCATTTTCAGGAATCTGTAAACTGTGTATAGAGTCTATAGATTCTTTTAATTTTTCTTCATCATCATAGTTTGTAACAATACCAAAAGTAAAATTCATTTTTATTCCTCAATACACTTTAAAATATCATTAACAGTCACTTTTATTGAGTGATTTAGAATAGCATATTCATAAGCATCTTCCAGATTTGATTTATTATTTGTCGGAAAATCTATTAAATATTCTTTAAGTTGACTATCGGATTCATATGTAAAACCAAACTCTTTCATTAACTTAGCACCAGCAATCTCTCTTGCTGCCCAAGGTGTTTTGTTTAACATAGATTCTAATAAAACTAAACCAAACCCTTCAGAGAATGAGTGCATAACATATAAGTCCGCTTCTTTGATAGCAGACATAACATCATTTCTATCTTCAACCATAATTGGTTTTACAAACTTTGTTTCTTGTGGGATAATATTATGTCTATTGTCATAACCAGTTAAAACTAATGTCATGTCATCTCTACCAATTTCATTCACAATATTCGATAGTTCATTCATGGCTTTATTTGGCCAAAAACCTCCACACGAAACGATCATGTATTTTGTTTGAATGTTATATTTTTCTCTGAATCCAGAAGTGCCTACACAATTCTTTTCATCTACACCATAATTAATTCTTACTGATTTGTGTAAAATGTTTTTTCGTTTTACAAAATCCCAATCTTCAAGAGTACAACAACCTACTTTATAACACTTTCTGATAGCTTCATCATAAATCTGAGAGTCTGAAGGACGAATTAAAACGAAAAGAACTTTAGATGGAATTCTATCTATATTACTCAAAACAAAATTTTGAACGTTGACATCACCGCCGTGGACTACGATTAAGTCCCAAGATGGATCTAAAAGTATATTCGCATCACTTGTAACATGTACGCCATTTAAGTCTCCTCTGTGTTCGCCAGCAAAAACGGCAGCATAGTGTCCCCTCGCAACACATTCTTCCGCCATATCTCTCACATGATTTTCTGATCCTCCTGGAAATGGAGCGTATCGGTGTACAACAAATAATATTTTTCTCATTTTGTCAATCTCTTTATGTCAGCATCAACCATAGTTTTTACTAAATCTTCGAAAGATGTATTTCTTTTCCAACCTAATTTATTTTGTGCTTTTGAACAATCGCCACACAAACTATACAATTCAGCTGGTCTTTTAAATCTAGGATCACTTGTTATATACTGCGACCAATCTGTTATTCCGACATGTTTAAATCCTACATCTAAAAATTCTCTAATTGTATGTTCTTCACCAGTAGAAATAACATAATCATCAGGATCATTCTGTTGCAACATCAACCACATAGCTTCAACAAAATCACCAGCAAAACCCCAATCTCTTTTGGAATCCAAATTACCCAATACAATTTTGTCATCTAATCCCAATTTAATTTTTGCAATACCATCTGTTATTTTTCGAGTAACAAATTCTTTACCTCTAATTGGTGACTCATGGTTGAATAAAATTCCATTACTAGCATGTAAACTATAACTCTCACGGAAATTAATTGTAATCCAATATGCATATAGTTTAGCTACTCCATAAGGACTTCTAGGACTAAAAGGAGTTTGTTCATTCTGTGGATATGTTTTACTATTTCCATACATTTCAGACGTACTTGCTTGATAAAATTTTGTATCAGGACTATGAGTTTTTATGGCATTTAAAATATTTAAAGTACCTAATGCATTAACTTCAGTTGTTAACTTATTTAAATCCCAACTAGCGCCGACAAAACTTTGTGCCGCAAGATTATAGAATTCATTAGGTTTAATGGATTTGACCAAGTGGTTCATAGAGCTATCATCAGTAATATCTCCTGTAACCAACTCTATATCATTTGTAATACCTAGAAAATTTAAATTGTCTAAATTCGGATTAGAATATCTTTTCATTAATCCATAAACATGATAATCCTTTTCTAATAAAAATTTTGCAAGATATGGTCCATCTTGTCCTGTCATACCAGTAATAAAAGCAACTTTTTTCATTCAAACTTCCTTTCAATCTTCTCACATAAAATTTTCATTTTCTCATTTTGAGCAAATAACTTTCAAAACGGAACCTCTAGCTGGTTCAGGATTTCTATAATCTGGAACTCTTTCAATATTTTTGAATCCATTTTTCTCCAATATATTTTTTAAAGAATCGAAATCAAAACCGTTTACATGTCCCATACCAGCCATTTTATATCGATCTTCATGATGAAATCCTCCAAACCAATATGCCATAGCGTTTTTCCAAGGATCGTCAGTTGGATTTAACCATTCAACATTGGATTTTTCTTTCCAATCATTGTTTACAATTCGTTCTGCAATCCACCTAAAATCGGGAACATATATTTCAAATCTGCAACCAACTTTCATTATTCGATGAATTTCGGTTAATACCCGGTCAACATCAAAAATGTATATGTGTTCTATAACATCTCCCATATATGCGGTTTGAAAAGTTTCATTATCAAAAGGATAAGGAGTTTCTAAAAGGTCGTGTACACAATTCACTCCATCCCAAGGATGTAAATCCATTCTCACATCAGCATACATTCTAGGCCAAGGTCCAGACCCAATGTCGATTGATAGATTATTCATACTTATTTTCAATAATTTTTTTCATTTCGGGTACACGATCATACTGGTGTACAATGTGATATTCTAATCCAGTTGACGTTACTACTTTACCGTTTTCTAATTTTGGTTTTGGTTCTAAGAGTAGAGGATCAAATTGAGCAGCTTTACTTGGATCACCTGTAGTTCCTAATTGGCAAGCCCAACCATCTTCTGATCTTGTATACTTTGATAGTGATGTATAGGGATTTTGACTTACTAAGAAATTAAAAGTTGATTGGTCACAGATAGGTATAGGACGATTTAAACATGCAACAAAAATATTCAAAGCTAAATCACGGATGGCATAACCATGTCCGGCTAAAACACCCACGTTGAAGATTTCATTATTTTTAAATTGTTCATAGATGTAAGCACCAAAAGTTTCTTTTAAATTTTGGTCACCCCAAGGTTCATCTTTATAACGAATACTTTCCGAAGAAAACACTAGGTTTTTGGAGACACATTCAGCTTCAAGATAATCAATAGGATTTTTTTGAAATACTACATCTTTAACATCAGTCGTAATGACATATCTGTAATCTCTATTCTTTAAATAGTTATAGATATGTAAAAATCTTTCGGTGTGAACAGGCATTGAAGATGAATAAGATAAGTTTCCCGAATCATCTTGATTGAAACCTATTATACTGAAACCTGCTTCTGTAATCTTTTTAACAGTATCAGCATCACAGTTCATCAAGATTAAGACTTTATCACCCTCGAAACCTGAGGCATTGATAGAATTGATCCAATATTTTAATTTAGACCAATCATAATTAGTAGAACATCCTATAATCAAATCACGCACAATCATTCTCCTTAATTTATCATATATTCTTTATATATCTTTTAAACCTCTGAACTTTTTGTCCTGGTGTATCTTCTATATATTTTCTTGTGGTTTCGGGTCTGCCCCATTCTCCTGCACCAGCTTTCGAAACAAATTCTTGTTGTTCATTTACATCACCAATTCTTTGCACTGAACCATCTGATTTTGCAAAGTAGGCTTCAAATTTTACATCTTTAAAATCTTTTTTCAAACGTAAAAATTCTTTTAGATTCGCAAGACTATCATCGAACAAACGAACGTGAGAAAATTTACCTTGTTTTAAGTAATTATAAATTATAACATACTTAGCATGAGCTGGCGACAATTTTGTTAATTTACCAGCACGTTCAACTCTTACCTTATCAATATCAAAACCATATTGACGAAATGTATCTAAAAATGTTTCTTTATCATCGAAATCATTACGAGCAGTCAAAATAATCATTTGACTACCGGGTTTATTTACTACATTACGTAAAATAGCTTTCGCTTTAGAGAACATCTTAGTAATTGGTTTCGATTCTTCTTTAAATTTTTTAGCGTCACGAAATTGGCGATAATCGAACTCTTCACCTTTTTTTAATTGATATGTATTGAATTCCTGATTATTTAATTCACGAACAACTTTACCATTTTTTTTAACAGCAATTTTTGCCGTAGTATGGAAGAGAGTATCATCAATATCAAATATGGTTAATCCTGAACCTGTTTTTGAGGAAGAATCCTTTTCTTCATTCATACTCTTAAACATCTGTATTCTAGCTTCTTGTTTACTTACCCACTCATCAGATGGTTTACCCTCACCTTTGTAATATGCAAGAGGTCGTTGAGTTTTTTTCGAAACTAAAGCCCAACGACCATTTACTTGTTTTAACATTAAGCAGCCTTTGGTAAATTTTTATCTTGATAGTCTTTGATTGCTGCTTTAATAGCATCTTCCGCTAAGATTGAACAATGTATCTTAACTGGTGGTAGAGCCAACTCTTCCGCAATCTCGGTGTTTTTAATTGCACCTGCTTCTTCAAGCGTTTTTCCTTTGACCCATTCTGTGACGAGCGACGAGCTCGCAATCGCACTCCCGCAGCCATATGTTTTAAATTTCGCATCTGTAATAATTCCTTCTTCTACTTTTATCTGCAATTTCAAAACATCACCGCAAGCTGGAGCACCAACTAATCCTGTGCCGACACTTTCATCACCCACATCAAACTTACCTACATTTCTTGGATTTTCGTAATGATCTAATACTTGAGTTGAGTAAGCCATTTTAACCTCTTGTTAATTTAAGTATCTTTTGTATTTGATCTTCGACTAATTTTTTTCTGTTTGGCCAATATATGTATTCTTTATCGGCCGTTTGTAAAAGTTTTGTAAAGAAAGGTAAAACCAATTTCTCTACTTGTTGTAATCTAACTTGAAACTCTTCTACGGTGTCAGCCTTCTCATTGATTACTGCATTATACTCTTCTTCAGAGACAGCAGAGAAACCAAAGTCATCATCTCCGTATTCTTGTAATATTTTATTTAAATCGTATGCCATTATTTGCTCCAATTTTTTGCAGCATTAAAATTAGTTTGGCTAAACTCTAGTCGATCAACTAACTTCAATGCACCACCACTTATCCTATCTACTGCCACAAACCCTTCGGGACCAGTAACTCTATAACCATCTTCTGTTCTAACAAAGGTATCTACTGAAGATTTAATTGATTCTAATTTTCTTATTATCATTAACTTAGCATCAACTATTAGATTCATTAAATCAAAAATAGATTTTAATTGATTAGAACTACCTCTATAGAATCTCATCACTTCATTTTTTTCAGCAATTCTTTTCTTCTTTGTATCTTCTTTCTTTGCAGAAATTATTTCTTTATTTAACTTATCTTCAATATATTTAATTAGTTCTGATACATGTTGGCCGGTATTCGTTACCTTTTGACCTGATCTTATTTTGGTATTATTAAATGTTTTAATTTGTTCTTTAAATATTCCAGAAGATATTCTATTTAATACGACAGGATTTATGGTCTGAAAGACTTTGCCAGCCTGCGACAATAAAGATGTTACTGCTTGTGTTTCTTTATCAGTAAAAGTTGCAGTACCAGATGCATCAACAAAAGATGCATCACGAAACCAGACATCTTTAGTTTGTGTTAGATTTCCAATGTCAATATTAAAAGAAGCCTTCAACGTGTCTATAGTTCTTCCAGAATAAGATGTATGAAAAACTATTCCTAGTTGAGCGGCTAACATTTTTTTAGCCATAACTGAATCGATTGGCACTGCATACACGATTGTATTTGGTTGAAACTTTATATACTTTTGTCCGTCAATAGTATCGGTTTCTATATCACCTTTAGTGAATAATAAATCACCTTGTAGTATACCTTTAATACCAAGTTTTGGTAAGAAAGCTAAAGCTATTTTTAATTTCTCATTTAGTCCACCACCAGGATGATTTCTATCAATATCATCATCGGTGTAATTTAATTTACCATCTTTGTTGAAAACAGATTTTGTTCCAACAAAAAACTTTCCGTTTTCAGGATTTATTCCACAGATAACAGCAGGAGCTCCATCCCATTTTGTTGTAACATTTACTTTTGATTGAGAATGACCCGCCAACATATCTCTTAACGATCTTAGAAAATCAATCGATTGTCGAGTGCCATTTACACCAAAATTAAATATATTATCTTCTAGGTGTTCTAGGTGTAAATTGGCACCTTCGTTTTTGGCTTCTGTTAAAAAATCTAAAAATTTCATTAGTATAACTTTCCGAATGGTCCGAATTCACGTCCTTTTTTTTGCGCTAGAAAACTCATATCAGTAAAAAGATCATCCATTTTTTCTTTAGGTAAACTTGTTACATGCATTAAAAAATTTACTTGCATCAATTTTGATGTTGCGATATGAGGTTCTAATGTAAATACTTTTTGCATATTTTTTACAAACTCTTCTGCATTTTTACAACTACCAACATCTACACCATGCGTTTTAATATGGTTGAAAGCATTTTTAGCATACTGGACAGATTCTTTGTCGTTAAATTCTTTTAAAGTTTGAGGATAATTTTTATATGTATTGACAAACTCTACTTTGTATTTTTTGAGGAGAGTAGCAAGTTTATCTAAAGGAGTTTTACCCAAACGAGCTTTAGATGCACCAGAAGCAGTAGGTTCAAATTTTAAATTTGCTAATTCTGAAGTGGTATTAGGTTTAATTTGAAAATCAAAGTATTGTTTTTTACCATCTTCCATAGCTTCAACAACTACACGAGCATCTTGTGTTTCAAACTTTGTTCCTTCTTTTAAACCTAAAGGACATTTCATAGATTTCACATTAAAATTGTAATGTTTAACATCAGGAAATAAAGCTTCATCTAAATTAACCTCTTCATATTTTGCTTCTTTACCAGAAATTAATTTTAATGAAATGCCAACTAAAGTTCTTTGTTTGTATAAAGTACGCATCATAGCATTTAATTCTGCGATTGAAGCCATACCTTCTTTTTTCATAGCTTTAGTTACATCACTAATAATTTTAGATTCATTTTTTACACACCAAATATCAGCCGGATTCCATGAATCTTTTTTAGCAATTTTAAATTTCTGTGCAATCAATTTAGTAATGAAGTCCATGAAACCACCTTCACGGGTGAATTCTGTGAACTGTGTTCCAGAAAACTCTTGTAAAATTCTTTTTTGTTGTGCGTAATAGTTATCGATCCATTGTTTATTAATAGCAGGATAGATTTTAACTAACTCATGATATTCTTTATCTTTTACAATATCATCACTACTTTTATATTTTACATTGTCATTTAAAGCTCTACGAAATATCCAAGCCGAACCTTTTTCTTGCATTGCTGTTAGTTCAGCAGCTGAGTAATTTTTTGCCATAATTATGGTTGTCCTAATACTTTCATACTTGTTAATGGTCCACTATTGTGTTTGATTTGTATACCAAACATTCTTTTACCATCTGCATGAACACTCATTAAAGTTCCTCCACTTTTTTCAACATGAACTTTTTTAGCATCTTTCAAGGCGTGATAAGTTTCGTTGTCTGAAGGATCTTCTGTGTGGGCAGAAGCTTCTTTCTCATGACCTCCAGTTCCATGAGTTTTAACATAAGGTAAAGCGTGCGAGGTACTGGCTTTAATAAATGTTTTAAGTAAATGATTTTTCAAATCTTCACTTTTCATACTTGAATAATGGTCATGTAATTTATCTCTAACCGAATTATTTACTTTCGAAGCATGAGATAAAGCATCTGAATAGAGAGCATTATTCCTATACGATGATGTACCTTTTTTACCAGCGACTTGTTCAGCAGCTTTAGTAGAAACACTATTTAACTTTTTCTTTTTTATGAAATCCGCATTTTGTTTTTTAACATCACTATCTAAATCCACTCCCAATTCTTTACCTATTGTTCCTGTTCCCCCATTATGGAATCCTATCTTTTTTGAGGAGGAAGATTTTAAAGAAGCACCGACAAATCCATGTTGAGCATCTTTAGGTTTATTATGAAAATGAACAACAACATCCGAAGGATTCTCTTGTTGTGTGGCTTTTATACCAGTGTGTTTTTCTATGTCACCAGGTTTAGCTGTTAAATGTACAGCCTTTACTCCAGAATATCCTTTAGCCTTATTATGTTCAACAAAAGAATTAACTTGAGCCATTGCTCTGTCATTCTGTCGTCTTGCTTCTAATGGATCGTGATTATCTAATTGTTCTTTATGGTGAAATGCAGCTTTCTTGTGTTCATCGTCAATCCATTTTTGTCCATTTGCATGATAAGCAAACATTGCTTCGTTAAAAGCGCCTCTATGAATATTGACGGCAGCTGCCGAAACTTCTACAAGAAATGATTCTTGAATTTTTTTATCTGTTGGATGAATGTCATGTTCATGTTTTAGTTTTCCAATTATATGTTCCGGTGTATAATTATAAAATGTATGAGCAACTTCACCATACTTATTTTTAACATGATGATAATCACCCTTCTTGTGGAGAGTATACTTACCTTTCACCGAATGGTGTAATTCTTGATTACTACTCTCTTTATCTTTATTCTCTAGTAGAAAAACATTGAAACTTTTCATAAGTTCTCCAAGTGTAATCCACTATTTATAATTAACGGATAATGTCAATCTCTTTTTCTCCTGTCCAGACCTCGATTTCTGTTCTAAGTCTATTTTCAGACTTTAAGGTTTCAAATCTGTTAATGGCCTTCTTTCTCCACCACTCAATTATGTTTTTCAAATGAAACTTTTCATAGTTTTCCCCTTGTTTTAAGACTGTTTCTTTTCCATTAACAAAGTCAACCATGTTACTAAATCCATAATCTGACACATAGTAACGTTTCTGTTCGTTCAAATTCTTTGCATTTTCTATGGTCTTTTTAAACTTGGCACCTTCTGGTGTACCTTTCAATGCAACATTGATGTGTGACACCATGGCGTTTGATATCTTTAGTTTACGACTAGATGCGCCTTCTGGTGCAAGTGGTTCACCAATAATTTCTTCCATATATTCTTTTAGGTCGGTGTATGTTTTACCATGCAACATAGGAAGAAAATCACTATCAGTCAAACCCTTATATCGAATATAAGGTTTCATACCATCATATTGTGATACTGCTTTAGTTGAGCCGTATAAACTTG